CACATTGCCAAGTACTGCACAATGGACCAAAGTCACTTACGGTCAGGGAGTATTCCTTGCTGTGAGCACAACTACAGCAGCAGCAACTTCACCAGATGGTGTAACATGGACTGCAAGAACGACCAGCGCAGCAGCATCTGGATTCTCTGCAGTGACATTTGGTAACAGAGATAGATACGGACTGTTTGTAGGAGTCGGTGGTGGATCCGGCCAAGTAGCCACATACATCAGAACTGGAGCTACTACTAGAGCTCGTGCGCTAGTAGCAGCTAACAAGATATTCCAGGTGAATATCACAGAACCTGGATCTGGCTATGTGTCTGCACCGACTATAACATTTATAGATCCTAACAATACCTTTGAAGCACCAGTAACTGTGAGACGAGGATCAGGAGTATTAGCTAACCCATCGTTTGTCAATCGAGGCTCACAGTATGTGACCAGTAGTTGCGAAGTAGACATCGGAGACGGTTATGCCAATGTGTTTCAACCCGGATCTTTTGTAGCAGTGAGACAACTCAGCGAACAACCGACACCGGGATCTAATGTAGTTTTTGGACACTTGCCAGACCGCACATTTAAATTAGTAAACGTGATCACGTTCTTAGGTGTCAACGATGGTGCTTATACAGCATTCTTGCAGATCAGTCCTACAATGACTATAGGTGAAGCGCCAGAAGATGCAGTGACGGTGACCACAAGACTGCGCTACAGTCAGTGTCGTTTGACCGGACATGACTTCTTGGATATAGGCACGGGTAGTTTCATCGAGACTAATTATCCTAATACTCCGTTGCAGCCACCTATTCCAGCCAATGAGACTTTTGAAGAAAATGGTGGTCGGGTGTTCTTTACAGCCACAGACCAGGACGGTAACTTTAGAGTTGGTGATCTGTTTAACATTGAGCAAAGCACCGGTATTGCTACATTGAATGCTGATGCATTTAATATTTCAGGACTACAGGAATTAAATCTAGGCAATGTTACACTAGGTGGCGGTTCTGCTACAATTACTGAATTCTCAACAGATCCGTTCTTTACAGCAGATTCAGATAATATTGTGCCTACACAGAGAGCTATCAAAGCCTATATTGCCAGTCAAATTGGTGGTGGTGGAGCTAGTTTGAACGTTAACTCAGTGACAGCAGGTTCAGTGTTTATCAGCTCAAATATTATCACAACAACCACAGGCAGTGCGATCAAGATGAATGCTACCTTTGATTTCAGAGGCGGTGTAACTGGTATACCGTTAGCACTCAATTACTTTTTAAACTAAATATATACATGGAGAATAAATTATGGCAACAGGAAGACTAGGAGTAGCGGATCTCTCAGCAGCAACTAATACTACTCTGTATACAGTACCCGCAAGTACATTTTCAGTAGTTACGATTAGTGTAGTAAACAGGGGTGCATCATCAGCAACTATAAGAATAGCGGTAGCATCCTCGGCAACCCCGGCAGATTCTGAATATATTGAATATGATACCAGTTTATCTGCCAAAGGCGTTTTAGAACGCACGGGTGTTGTACTGGATGCAGGAAAATTACTAGTGGTAAGGTCTAATTCTGCTAGTGTGAATGCTGTGGTCTACGGTATTGAAACATCAACAGCTTAATATAAGGATAAGATCATGGCAAGAAAAATCACAGGCGGCCTCGTAGGTAGTTCAACACTAATAGGAACTGTTCAAATTTCGCCCGACAATGCCTTGTCCACAGCTGCGGATCAAGATATTACTTTTAGTCCAGGCGGCACTGGAATTGTTGTTTCTACTGCAAACGTACAATTAAATGCACAGACTGATTTGCGGTTTGCAGATAGCGATAGCTCAAATTGGGTAGCTTTTCAAGCCCCCGCAACAGTCGCAGCTAATGTAACTTGGACGCTGCCTGCCGCCGACGGCACATCTGGTCAGGTACTCACAACCAATGCATCCGGGACTCTAAGTTGGACATCAAAATCTGTTACACTCACTGACGAAACAGCATCTGCTACTACCCATTATCCTTTATTCACATCCAGTTCATCAGGTGCTGTGACCGGTATAAATGTGTCAACTACCAAAATGACGTATCAACCAAGCACTGGTAGAATGACTTTGGCAGGTGCTCAGACTGCGAGCAATATTACCTCTGGAACACTGGTGGTTACTGGTGGAGTTGGTATAAGTGGTGCACTGTATGTAGGCGCAGATATATATTCATATGCATCGTCAGATATCAGACTAAAAGAAAATCTTTCGAAGATTGATAACAGTCTAGAAAAATTGTTAAAAATATCAGGGTACGAGTATCACTGGAATAAAATTGCGCAAGAAATGTACCCAGAACGCACCATGCAGGACGTAGGAGTTATTGCTCAAGAAGTAAAAGAAGTAGTACCATCGGCTGTGGTTGAAAGAGAAGACGGCTACCTTGCTGTGAGATATGATAAACTAATTCCCTTACTGATAGAAGCTGTCAAAGCCCTAAAAGAAGAAATTGAAGATATGAAAAGAGGGATGTAATAATGCCAGTACAATTATCAAATTGCGGTATTGTTTTTGCTAATGGCCAACACAAATGCCGCATCGAAGAACAAAACGAAATTTATGTCTGGAACCTCAATAATTGGACTCCTCTAAACGGCGGTCGTTGCTGTGCATTTACAGTACCTACAGGCACTACTTCAATCAAGTTTGAAATACTGTCAGGTGGTGGCCCAGGTGGCTCATCAGGCGGCGACTTTGATTTTGGCAATGGCGGACAAGGTGGCAATTATGGCGTAAGAACACTGCAAAAATCAGTGCATGGATTTACAGACGGCACAGTATATACTGTGTGTGCTGCTGGATCATCGGATTGCAGTTGTTGCTGTTCGTGTAACATAAATTGTCGTCATGGATGCACCAGCTTTGTTACCGGCACTGGACTGACCAATTTCTGTGCCATTGGCGGCATGGGCGGGTCAACCTCATGGGATATGATCTCGCAATGTTATAACTGCCATATTGGTAATATTCAATGCGACGTAGGTAACTACAATGCCGGTTGGATTAATAACGTTTGTAATACGCCAGTATACGGCTCTGATATGTGTTTTAGAGGAACATCTGGATCGTATAATCAGGCATATGACTGTTGTGCTGATGCGTTCTCAGTAGCGGGAGCACCTTCTGGACCAATTAGTGCCAATCACGGAATTGGCGGCAAACATATGTGTGTAGGCAACTTGGCCTGCTGTTCAGCACACGCAGCCTTCCCAGGTGGCGGTGGCGCAGGACATGCAACTGCCTCAGTTAGTGCATGCTGGGGCAGCTTTGGCTCAGGTGGCCTTGTTAGAATAACGTACAGTTAAGGAGAAATTAGAAAATGCCAGTACAATTATCAAATTGCGGTATCGTTTACGGCAACAGCCAGCATCAATGTAAAATTGCAGAAATCAATGAAATCTATGTTTGGAACGTCAACAACTGGACTCCACTAAACGGCGGCCGCTGTTGTGCTTTTACAGTACCCACGGGAACCACTTCAATCAAGTTTGAAATACTGTCAGGTGGTGGTCCAGGTGGCTCATCAGGTGGTGACCATGACCACGGCATCGGCGGACAAGGTGGCAATTATGGCGTAAGAACACTGCAGAAATCAGTGCATGGATTTACAGATGGTACGGTATACACAGTATGCGCTGCCGGATCATCGGATTGTAGCTGCTGCTGTTCATGTAACCAGAATTGCCGTCATGGATGCCCCAGCTTTGTTACCGGCACTGGACTGAGCAATTTCTGTGCTATCGGTGGCATGGGTGGCTTTACCCTCTTTGACACGATCTCAAACTGTTACAACTGCCACATTGGTAATGTTCAATGCAACGTCGGTGTCTACAATGCTGGTTGGGGCAATAATGCTTGCGATACGCCAGTATACGGATCCGATATGTGTTTTAGAGGCACAGCTGGATCATATAATTCCCAATACAACTGTTGTGCTGATGCGTTCTCAGTGCAAGGATCACCAAGCGGTCCGTTTTTTGCAGGACACGGAATCGGCGGTAAACATCGCTGCGTGGGCAACTTGGCCTGCTGTTCAGCACACGCAGCCTTCCCAGGCGGCGGCGGCGCCGGCCATGCAACTGACTCAGTTAATGCCTGCTGGGGCAGTTTTGGCGCCGGTGGCCTTGTTAGAATAACGTACAGTTAAGGAGAAATAAATGGCAAAAATAACCAAAATGCTGACATATAGTATACCAGATCACTTATATTCGTTGGAGAATACGTTAGGCAAAACCAGTACACAGTTATACGAAGGGCCAGACGAAATAGTAATGTGGCTCGATAAAGAAACTGGGTATTTGATGCAGGCGTTTGCAGTAGAAGACGAACCAGATCGTCCGCTTCCATTGGATATTAGAAGAGAAATACTAAAAGCAGATACTGAACTAAACTGCATTAAAATTGGATTGATCTATGGTGGATTAGAAGACCCAAAGATCTACGAAGTTTCTGTTGGCCCAGTCGATCAACCAAATGCCACAGTTGTAGATCCTTCTGATATTAGAATCGTCTATGACAAAGACAGTGTAACTAAAGATTATACAGCACCGCTTAAATTCTTTGAGTACAAAAGAGTTAGAAGTGACGAGTTTATTAGAAGCGTGAGAGATTCAAAACTAGCTGCAAGTGATGGCAAAATTGCTCCAGATATGCCAGAAGCTCTAAAACAACAATGGCTGGATTATAGACAAAAACTCAGAGACCTGCCTGCAGATTGGGCAGATGTACCTAACTATCTTGTAAGATTTCCGCGTAGTCCTGAAGACGGACCCAACATGGAATTTGAAAATGAGCACGTTCGGGTTATTAGAATTGCAGATAGGGATGCCTCCGATGCTGATGCTTTGCAAAATCTACCCCCAGGCGTTTACTAATTTCCAATAGTATTGTGCTGGAAACAGCACAATACTTAACGCTCGCTCACATTATTCTTAGAGGCACTGCCCTCAAAATAAATATCGTACTAGATAGCAAAGGGTACGATATCAATGAAAAAAGCATTTTTTATAAATGGCGGTGCAGGCCGAGTACTATGTGCTATTCCCGCACTAGAGCACTATGTTAAAAATACTGATCCAACAGCAGTCATTGTTGTTGAAGGCTGGATCGATCTATACTTAACCAGCAAAATCTTAGCAAGTAATGTGCATCATGCCACCGACCCAAATCTTTTTGAAAAATTAAAAGATAGAGAAATCATTACTCCCGAACCGTATAAACTAAACGCATACTTTACTCAAAGATGTAATCTTGTGCAGGCATTTGACATGCTGATCAACTACGATGTTCCGCCTGAACTCATCCCAGAAACCAAAGAATACAATATCTTTATTGGAAAAAAGGATATTGCACAAGCAAACGAACTAGTCAATGAAGCTAGAAATCATTTTAAAAAGCAGCAAGTAGTAATCTTCCAACCATTTGGAAAAACAGCTGGATTACAGGGCAATACAATCATCGACGAAAGTGGTAGATCATTCGAAGTTGATGATATTATAAAAATACTTGAAGAACTGAATAAAAATTACGCTGTTATAATGATGAGCGAGGTAAAAATTCCTGGAAACAAAGCACTAGGGGTAATGGTACCGGAGAGTGTTAGTCTTTTACAATGGACTGCAATTATCAATGCTGCTGATTATTTCTTAGGCTGTGACTCAGTGGGGCAGCATATTGCACATGCCCTGAAAAAACCGGGCACAGTGGTTATAGGCGGTACATTCCCTGAAAATATTTCGTATCCCAGCAGCAGCACACTTACTATAATCGATAACGGCAAAGACGAAAGAAAATATTCTCCAATAAGAGTTGCAGTAGATATTAGGATTGACAGGCATAATGAAAATCTAATGGTACTCAATGACGACACCATCAAGACAATTGTCAAACAAATTAAAACTACTTTGAGCAAAACTGCCAGTGCGTATGTTGAACCTAAACAACTGTCGGGGTGTTCTGCACCTGGCTGTGCTTAAAATATCTGTCACAAGGAAAAATAATGAAAAAAACAGGATACATTGCAGGTATTGCTCGAGGGCATAATGCAGGAGTTTGTCTTTTAAAAGATGGAAAAATTGTATTTTCTATTGAAGAAGAAAGACTATCTCGCTACAAATATGACGGCGGCCCGCTTGCGAGTATGGTTAAAATACTTGACTATACTGATAAGATTGATTTTTTGGTGATCTCTCACACACAAGATGATGACGAACCAATAAACGATTATGTAAGGCAAGATGTGTATTCTGCACTTGCTAGGAAGTTGAGATTAATCGACGATGTTGATACCCAAGTATTTAAATATCACGGTCAACACCATAGAAGTCACGCTGCATGTGCATTTTATAGATCTGGGTTTGAGAAAGCGAGCGCCGTAATCGTCGACGGTGCAGGTACATTTATTGAACGCCAAGACGGTCGAACCATGTTTGAAGTTGAAAGTATATATGATTGTTCATACCCTGCAAACTTTGAGGAAGTGTACAAGCATTTTGGAGGCAACGGACCTTGGAAGACTGAACACTACAATAGTGATGGGAACGGTACAGAAGTTATAGTTAATGATAAAGCAGGTATTGTTAAAGCATACGAAGCTGTTACTAGATTTTGTGGATTCGACTCGATAGAAGCGGGTAAAACCATGGGACTATTCCCCTACGGTGAGCCAAACAAAGCTCCAAAGATTTATGAAAATTTTGGAGCAAATAAAAATTTAATTGTTCCGACCTATCCTAACGGCGCACTAGTCAATGAAGAAGCCTATGACGAGCTAGATGACAGAGTATACGATCCAAAAATTATTCATAGATCAGTAACTGACCCCAACGATCAAAGACAAATACAGCGTTACGAGCAACAAATGCTTGAAGCCAATGCAGAAGATGTAACGCAATTGGCTTCTAGAAGAAATATGGCCTACAATGTCCAAACTGAATCGCAGCAACTAGTACTTGACTTGATTCTAAAATCAATTAAACGCACCGGTAATAAAAATATTGTTATCAGCGGCGGGTACGGATTGAATTGTGTTGCCAACTATTTCTATCTACAGCACCTGCCGGAAGGTGTAAAGATATATGTTGAGCCAGTATCAAACGACGCCGGTACTGCAATGGGTGCTGCACTTTATCATTACTATAAAATCACACAAGATCAAGAAGTTAGGGCCAAAGACGAAGGATTATATCTTGGACCCGTACAACACATCACTGAAGACGCAGTCATCGAAACTGCGGCCAAATACGGCGGCAGCGTAACAATAAATGTTGATTACAAAGATGTTATTAAAACTATTAGGTCTAAAAACATTGTAGCATTATTCCAAGAACGATGCGAAAACGGTCCTAGAGCACTAGGCAACAGATCACTGATGTTTGATCCAACATTTGCCGACGGTAAAGATTTTGTTAATCTAATTAAAAAACGAGAATATTTTAGACCATTTGCTGCATCGGTATTACAAGATGATGTACACGATTGGTTTGATCTGCGTGGCATGGAAGATTCCCCTTCTATGATGTATGCTGTAAATTGTCAGCCAGGTGTGAAAGAAAAGATTCCAGCAGTTATACACGTTGATGGTACGTGTAGAATTCAAACAGTAACCGAAGAACAAAACTTTCATTGGTACAATCTAATTAAAGAATTTAAAAATCAAACAGGAATCCCTGCATTGTTTAATACCAGCTTTAACCTAGGCGGCGAGCCGTTGGTCGAAACCATCGACGATGCAATGCGTACTCTTTACAACTCGGGAATTAATTACATTTATTTTCCAGCTGTTAAAATGATGGTAGAGATCGAACATAATAACAGAGCATGATTAAAAAAATAAATGAACAAGATATATTCGTAGTTAATCCTAATTTTAAAGTACATGTACATCAGTTAGGTGATATCAAATGTGTTATTGTTGATAATTTTTATATTAACCCTGAAAAAGTTAGAGATTTGGCCCTTTCTATTCCTGCATCAAAGAGTATGATTAGAAATACATACCCCGGCCTGTCAATTAGTCTTGGTATCAATCTAACAAGTTTAGCCGATACTTTTGTTAAACTAATCAGTGAAAATTTTAATGACGGTCCTCGCAAGACTGATAAAGATATACGCGAGTCATTTAAGTTAATGACATTCTTAGTAAATGTAATGCAAGGACAAGATCAGCCAACTCCTCATAGAGATAGTTCAGACCCTGGTAGATTTGCAGCATCGATATATTTAAATCACAATGGCGAATCTCACGGCGGTACGGCTTTTTATTCTGAAACCGGGCAAGAACTAGGATATGCAGAAATGGCTTTTAATAGATTGGTATTATACAGGCAAACTGATATTCATACAGCAGTAATGCAACCTGATTGGTTTCTTGGAGATGCTTACCGAATTAATCAAATGATGTTTATTTAAAAATGGAGGAAAATATGAACAATCAAACCGAAGGCCGAATCTACTCATTGTTTCCTACGCCCTTATACACATATAAAACAGAAAGTAAAGAGTATGCTGAAATACAAAACGAATTACAACCAATAGTTGATAAACTTTATCTAACAAATCGTTGGGGGCAAAATCCACTGTGGAATTCTCACACTAATTACCTATCTAATCAAGGTGATTTTAGAGAGAATATTCTGAGAGACGAAGAAATGCGGGCGATCACCTCGTGTATTATGCATCATTGTCTCAATTATATGAGAATGATGAATGTTAAACCTCATTATAAACCAGCAATAGAAACTTCATGGCTAACACTAACCAAGCCTGGTCAGTATGCTCATGTTCACGATCACGGTACTAGCCATGTTAGCGGAGTATATTGGTTTAAAACCAACGGACAAGACGGTGATATAGTTTTTAGAAATGCTCTTAAAGCATTAAAATGCAATCCGATTGGTAGTTCGTATGCTCATGAAAACGCATTCGCTCCGGATCAAGGAAGAATAAGTATGTGGCCTGGGTATTTAGATCACAGTGTTAATGAAAATACAACCAATGAAGATCGTATTAGTTTGTCTTTTAATATTTTATTAGAAACTGGAGCAACTAATTAATGTTATATATTTTCGGCGATAGTTTTAGTTTATCTGATGACGCCAAACATGATGTTATCGGGCCCGGCATGCGAGTGGTAAATTTCTTACCTTTAGAAACGTCTTGGACCACTATTGTTTTTAAAAGTATTACTAGTGATACTAGTTATATAAATGACTCTGTGCTTGGCTGTTCCAATGAGTATATTTTGCATACTCTAAGAAATCGCGAATCGTCATTTAAAGATGGTGACTGTGTTATAATACAACTTACTTCTTATTACAGAGAATGGTTATTTGAAGATAAACCACATATGGGAAACTTCCTAAATGCACAATTTGCGCCAGGGGTTCATGTTACAAAAGAACAAGCCAAGGCATTAAAAATGTATCAACAGTATTTGTATTCCGACCACCGTCTTTTAATACACTATGATGCGATTCTTGATGCGATAACTTTTAGGACTAGAATATATGCAACACAAGGTATTAAATGTTTGATTCTGCCAGGGTTTCACAATGTTATGGGAGTAGAAGGAACTTTGTTTAAAACCTCAAACGCAGAGTATGACAGTGATGAAACAGCTGCAACAATTCGTAGGACAACTGGCGATTTGCGTTTTAATCACTTTTCAGAAGTTAATCATAAAATTTTAGCAGATAAAGTAATTCAATTTTTTAACACTGGTAAAACTGTGGATCTCACAAGTGATTTCAAAACTAACCTATATACCAAAGATAGTATTAAATGAAAATACAACTTGAAGGATACCCAGTAAGCATTTCTCGATTAGTCAATGATGATTTAAAAATGCTACAGGATCATTATCTCCCATTAATATTAAATGGCGAAGAAGATGAATACAAAGGCGAAGAAAGTAGGATTTCTAAGAATGCATCCCAACGCTGGAGCAGTACTGACTTTTTTAAAAAATGGAATGACACATTACTGCCCGCACCCTACATC